CACGTTGGGCAAGTGGTACAACAACGCCCTCGTCGGCGTGGAGTCCAACAACCACGGCCTCACCACCAACAAGGCGCTCGCCCGCGTCGGCTACTCGCCGCTGTACCACCAGCGCGCCCTCACCAAGTCCGCCAACGGACAGCCCACCGACACGCTCGGCTGGCGCACCACGTCGATCACCAAGCCGCTCGCCATCGACGAACTGAACCGGGCGCTGCGCGACGGCGAACTGCACATCTACGACGCCGACACCCACACCGAGCTACGCACCTTCATCCGTGAAGGCGACGGCAAGATGCACGGCTCACCCTTCGACGACCGCGTGATGAGCCTCGCTATCGCGGTCCAGATGTTGAAGTATGTGTGGCTACGCGAGTTCCAGCCGGTCACCACCCCTCCTCCCGGAACGTGGGGCTGGTTCGAGCGCAAGATGTTCGGTGAGCTTGATGCCCGGACCAGCAAGACCCCCGACCGCGTGCCGATCGGGAAGCACTACGTGAGGAGCACGACATGACTGTCGCTCGGATGCACACCCAACGCCAGGTTCAACGCGGCAAGGACAAGCCGCGCTACACCGACCAGAAGCGGATCAACCGTGGCGGCGACGCTCCACCAGGCGGTGGGTTGATTCCCGCCACCGGAGCCACGGCGGGGACTCCCGGCAGCTTCACCCCGGCAGGGTCCACGCCACCCGCCAACCTCGCCGCGATGGTTGGCATCGTCGCCAGCCCGGCCACTCCGTGGACCACCGGTCAGTACGTCCAGACCGCCACTGCTGGTGCGCCAGGCGAGGCGACGTGGAGTGGTGCGGACTGGGTCGGCGGGCGAGCGCCGTGAGCACGCGTGACCCCAACGGGCCAACGCTGTGCAAGGAGTGCTTGGTCCGCGTGGCCGAGGACAACGATTCGCACATCTGCTACCACTGCCGCGTTGCCTCGGTCGGCTTCTCGTTCCGTGGTGGCGGTGGCTATACGCGCGACACCTTCCACGACTACACGAATGCGGAACGACAGGCCGAAATCCTGGGCGATCGCGTGCTCGGCGTAGACACCGAACCCGCCTCCAACTGGACGTGACATGAAAATCTCCGAGCAGCTCTCCTTCTACCGTGACGAGATCGCCCGCTCGAAGCGATGGCGTGACTCGGAGTCCTTCGACGGCCAGTGGCAGCGGATGATCGACCTGTACCGCGGCAAGCAGTACGAGGGCAACAACCCGAACGACCGGCTCGTCGTCAACCTGATGTTCGCCACCAAGAACGTCATCGCCCCCGCCGTCGCCATCAACAACCCCAAGTTCGTCGTCAACTCGCGCAAGCCCGAGAACGCCCCCCAGGCCGTCATCGTCGAGGAAGTCCTCAACTACCTGTGGCGGCAGCACCACTACCAGGACGAGATCAGGTTGGCCGTCGACGACTGGATCGTGTGCGGCCACGGCTGGGTCAAGTGCGGCTACAAGTTCGTCACCCCGCCCACCGCCAAGCCGAGCGAAGGCGAAGACGCCGAGAACCAGCCGGGCGACGGATCGACCGAAGGCATCGACGACCGCGAACCGGTGCCCGGCAACGCCGAGTCCGAAGTCCACACCTACGACGACCGCCCCTACGTCGAGCGGGTGTCGCTGTTCGACATGTTCGTCGACCCCGACGCCCGCCGCCCCGAGGAGATGCGCTGGATCGCACAGCGCACCTGGCGCGCCATGCAGGACGTGAGAGTCGACAGCCGCTACGACACCAAGGCGCGTCGGGCGGTCAGCGCGTCGAGCTGGTCGCGCTGGGACTCCGACAACGGCGACGGACGCGGTGGTGACGACCAGCCCGACAAGGGCGCGATCTCCTACTGCGAAGTCATCGAGTTCTACGACATCAAGCGCAACATCGTCTGCACGTTCGCGAACTCGGGAGACGACTCGCAGGCCCCCGACGCTTCGGCGCGCAACGGGTCGTTCCTCATCAAGCCCGCCCCGGTGCCCTACCCGTTCTGCCACCCGTTCGTGATGCTGCGCAACTACGAGGTTCCCGACAACTTCTACCCGATGGGTGAGCTGGAGTCGATCGAGTCGTTGCAGCTGGAGCTGAACGAGACGCGCAACCAGATGTTGAACCACCGCAAGCGGTTCGCCCGCAAGTGGATTTACGCCCGCGACATGTTCGACGAAGACGGGGTGCGCGCCCTGGAGTCCGACGTCGACAACACGATGATCCCGATCATGGGCGACGCCAACCCGGCGAACTACATCTCGCCGCTGCCGTCGATCGGCACGCCGCCCGACTTCTACAACCAGTCCCAGATGATCGAGGAGGACATCAACACCGTCAGCGGTGTGTCCGACTACATGCGCGGCCAGCCCGAGTCCGCCATCCGCCGCACCGCCACCGAGGCGGCGATGATCCAGGACGCCGCGAACAGCCGAGCGCGCGACAAGCTGGCGAAGGTCGAGTCGTTCCTGTCCGACTGCGGCGAGCGCATCGTGCAGCTGATGCAAGAGTTCCTGACCGGCGAGCACGTTGCCCGCATCACGTCGGTCGCCGGACGGGCCTGGGTCAACTACGACGCCGACTACCTCCAGGGCGAGTTCGACTTCGAGGTTGAGGGCGGCTCCACCGAGCCACGCAACGAAGCGTTCCGCCGCCAGTCCGCCCTCCAGCTCGTCGACGCGATGGCCCCGTTCATCTCGATCGGCGTCATCAACCCGGCCGGTCTGGCCCGCTACGTGTTGCAGTACGGCTTCGGCATCAAGGACACGTCGTCGTTGCTGAACGGTCCCGTCGACCAGCAGATGCAGCAGCAGCAGATGGACCCGAACGCCCAGCAGGACCCGAACGCACCGATGGACCCGAACGCCCAGCAGGGTCAGCTGCCCCCTGGTCAGGGCGCTCCGTCACCCGATCCGCAGCAGATGGACGCCGCCCAAGGACCGCCCGTCGCGCAGATGGGCGGACAGATCGACCCGGCCATGTTGGAGCAGATGCTCGCTGGCTCATAGGAAACGTGCTTCAATGGGCGCGACCAGGCATCGAGCAACCCGAGAGGACTCATAGTGCCGGACTACAACCCCTTCGCAGATGAAGGGGAACCTAGTTCGTCGACAGAGGACCCCGCCTACGGCGGACAAGTCCCGGACGGACAACCCACCGATCAGCAGCAAGAACCGGAGTACACCGAGAAGGCGTACCTAGACGTTGACGACGTAGCCGATCGCTACGTCAGGGTCAAGGTCGATGGTGTCGACGAGGAGGTTCCACTTCGGGAGGCGCTGTCCGGGTACAGCCGTCAGGCTGACTACACCCGCAAAACCCAAGAGCTGGCGCAGCAGCGACAGCAGGCCGAGTACGCACTCGCAGTTCAGCGAGCACTGCAAGCAGAGCCAGCAGAAACGCTTCGCCTCCTCAGCCGCCAGTACGGCGTCAACTTCGAGCAATCGCCACCGCCCACCGGGCGGGAGCAGCCGTCCTATGACGATGGCTACGACAGCTCGCCGTACGCAGACCCGATCGAAGCCCGGCTGAATCAGCAGCAGCAGATGATCGAGCAGATGATGAGCCAGCAGGCTCAGCGTCAGGCGGACGAAACTCTCCGGGCAGCGATCGGTGGCCTCCAGCAGAGGTATCAGCTGGACGAAGCCACAGTACGTGAGGTCGTAGGCACGGCACTGCAAGCCCGGATGGGTCCAGAGTCGTTCGACATGATCTACAAGAACATCGCCTTCGACCGTGCGCAGTCAGCACGGGCACAGGCGCAGGCGCAACGCCAAGCCCAAGAGGCACAGCGTGGAGCGCGGGGTGCGGTGGCAAGCCAGTTGATCGGGAACGGGTCGTCGGCCAACGGTGCCGGTGGTCAGTTGCCGGGGCCTCCTGATGGACGTTTGTCCCTCTCCGAGGCGTACGACCTGGCCGAGCGAGAACTCGGCTACTCGTAGGCCAACCCTCTCCTACAAGGACGGCACACAATGGCTGGTAACCCCCAGCACGTCCCAGTCAACTGGGACGCCATGCTCACGACCACGATGCACAACTACCGGAAGACGTTGACCGACAACATCTTCAACGGTCGTCCGCTGCTCAACTACCTGATGTCCAAGGGACGCGTCCGCACCGTCAACGGCGGTGTGTCGATCGTCGAACCGCTGATCTACGCCGAGGGCGAAGCTGGCAGCTACTCCGAGTGGCAGCAGCTCACCATCACCCCGCAGGAGGGCATCTCGGCTGCCCAGTACCCGTGGCGTCAGCTGTACGCCACGATCGCCATCTCCGGTCTGGAGGAGGCACAGAACAACGGCAAGGAAGCCGCCATCAACCTCCTCGAAGCCAAGGTCATGCAGGCCGAGGAGACGCTGCGCAACCGTCTGAGCCGACAGCTCTACGGCACGCTCGGCGCGTCGGCCGACCCGACCAAGGACTTCCTGTCGCTCGACGCGATCATCGACTCCACCGGAGCCATCGGCGGGATCGACCCCGCCGTCGCGGGCAACGAATGGTGGGCGGCGATCGAGGCTGACGTCGGCGCTGTCGACGCGACCGGCCTGGAGCGCGCGATGTCGAGTGCGTACCACTCGTCGTCCGACTCAGGCTCCGACCGCGTCGACGCCATCTTCACCGGCCAGGGCGTGTACGAGTTCTACGAGTCCACGCTCACCCCGCAGATGCGCTACACCGACACCAAGACGGCGAACCTCGGGTTCATGAACCTGCTGTTCAAGCAGACGCCGATCTACTGGGACTTCGACTGCCCGGCCGGGGTCATGTACGGGATCAACTCGAAGTACGTCGGCCTGGTCATCCACAGCCAGCGCAACTTCGCCCAGACCCCGTTCACCAAGGGCCTGTCGGAGAACATGTCGTCGGCCCACGCGACGTCCGGCCTCGGAGCCAGCGTCGACGCCCGGTACAGCTTCATCACCACCTACGGGAACCTGACGACCCGCAACCGGCGTCGCCTGTTCAAGCTGGTCAACGTCTCAGCTGCCCCGTGACCATTCCCCGAGGGCCAGCTGCCGCCGAGCTGGCCCTCGGGACCCTCTCCCGGAGGACTTGTGCCTGAAACCTCGCCGTACGGCGTCACCCAGAACGCGGACTCAGCGCGCGTCACCGCCAATCAGCTCGTTGGGACGTCGCTCGGGCTGACCACCGCCGATGGCATCACCGGCAGCGCCGCCATGTTCTCCACCGCCCCCTACGTCCCACCGCGTCACGGCTGTCGCGGCAAGAAGGGAACGTGCCAGGCTGCGCCACTCCGGGGCACCGACCTGTGCATCTTCCACACTCCGAGGGACCAAGGTGAACCTCCAACAGCTCCGTGACGCGATCCGTGTCCAGCTGGACATGGACGAGGAGGAACTTCCCGATGCCCTCCTCGACTCATACCTCCAGGAGGGCTACTCGCGCACGATCTCGATGGAGAACCGCTGGCCGTTCTTCGAGTCGCTGTGGACCGTCGGCTCCGTCGGCGACACCAACGTCGCCCTACCCGCCGAGTGCAACGTCCAGCAGATCATCTCGCTGATCGACGCCACGTCCGGCGTCCGGCTGATGCAGGTCGCCCCCGAGCTGGCCGAGGACAACTTCGTCACCCACTCGGCGTGGACCCACCCGATCTACTACACGGTGTGGGGCAACCAGCTGACGCTGTGGCCCCACTACACGGGCGAGCCGCGCTCGTTCCACCTGCGCGGCTACCGGCTGGAGAAGGACTGGATCAGCCAGGGCGCTGGGTCCGAAGTTGACGCCGACCCGCGGCTGCACATGCTGCTCGTCCACTACGCCATCGGCCTGGCCTACGCCCAGCAGGAGGACGAAGTGCTGGAGGACGTGTACATGAAGCGGTGGCAGTCCAGCTACCTCGCCGCCCACAACGCCATCTGCGCCCCCCGCCACCACCGCCCGCTCATCATGAACGGTGGCCTGCCGTACGTCCCGACCTACCAGCCGGTGTCCTGGAACCTGCCCGCCTGATGGTCAACCGCCTCGACCCCCTCAACCTCACCGACTTCTCGGGCGGGTTGAACCTGCGCGACAACACCTTCCAGCTCCAGCCGAACGAGTCCCCCGAGATGGTCAACATCTCGATCGACCCGCTCGGCGGCATCTACACCCGGCGCGGCTGGGACCGCTGGAACGGCCCCGACATCGTCGACGTCACCACCGCCGTCTGGGACCCGCGACGCGCCTGCCTCACCCAGCTGTCCGACGGCAGCGACATCGTCTACATCGCCTCGGACCACAAGCTGTACTCCGGGTTCGCCACCGAGGACGCGACGATCTCCGATCTCGGCGTGCCCTGTACCGCGGTGCCGCACATGGCCGACTTCGCCCCGTGGGGCGACAGCCTCTACATCGCCTGCGGGCGTGACCAACGCACGGTCCGCCGCACACAGCTCGACGCCCCCCTGTTCCTCGCCGCGTCCGGTGCGGGCAACTGGAACGACGACTACTCGAACCCGGTGATGGGCTTCGCCCCGCAGGCCAACCTCGTCGAGGCACACGCCGGATACATCTTCACCGCCAACATCAACGAGGACGGCCTCACCTTCCCGAACCGCATCCGCTGGTCGCACCCGACCAGCCCGGAGGACTGGGCGCAGGCCGACTACATCGACATCGACACGGGCGGCCACTCGATCACCGCGCTGATGTCGTTCGAGGACCATCTGCTCATCTTCAAGAGCGACTCGATCTGGGCGCTCTACGGCTACAACGCCGACTCCTGGCAGCTGGTCCAGAAGTCGTCGACGCTCGGCGCACTGTCACCGCAGTCGGTGACCCGCAACGAGGCGGCCGTGTTCTTCTACTCGGCGTCGGACCGTGGCGGCATCTACGCCTACGGCGGCGAGCGTGCCGTCGAGATCAGTGAGCAGCTGCGCTACGCGATGGAGATGCTCATCTCCCCCGAGCTGATCTGGGTCGGCTGGATCGCCCGCAAGCTGTGGGTCACGCTGCCGTGGACGTACGAGGGTCCGACCGCCGACAACTCGGCGGTGTTCGTGTTCGACCCGTCGGTCGGCAATGGGGCGTGGACCTACTACAAGTGCGCGTCGGGTGGCCTCGGACCGATCGTCGCCGGGTCCAACGTCGACACCCAGCTGCGCCCTCTCGGTGTGCTGCGCGCCACCGAGACACCGTGCATCGTGCGCCTCGAAGCGCTCACCCAGACCGTCGATCGAATCTGGACGTACTCCACGCTCGCTGTCGACGACCCGACCGCCACCGACCCCGATGCCCGCCAGTACCCGCTGCTCACCGACACCGGGGCCGAGATCATCGCCAACGGTGTGCCGGGCTACGAACCGTTCGACACGGCGTACCGCACACCGTGGATCAGCGCCGGGTGGCCGACGCGCAAGAAGTCGTTCCGCCGCCCCGACTTCGTCTGCCGCATGACCGGACTCCAGCACAACATCAACGTCGTCTCCTACCGCAACTACGAGGAGATCAACCCGAAGCGTCGCCATACCGTCATCGTGCCGGGCGGCCTCGCAGGTGTGCCGCCAGGCGGACAGGTCGCCGCCCTGTGGGGCCACTTCAACTGGGATGACGGCACCGAGTGGGGCCAGACCGGCACCACCAACGTCTCGTCGCAGATCAAGGGCGGGTCGTCGATCCGACGCGGTTCCAGCTTCGGACTGTGCCGGTCCCTCCAGCTGCGCGTCAGCGGTGGGACGCTGGGAGCCAACTGGGCGATCGACGCCATCGTCCTGAAAGTCGTCATGAGGAGATTCCGTTGACCAAGCTCGACATCCCGAACACGATCCTCAACGACACCCCGGCCGACGCCACCCCGGTCGAACAGAACTACGCGTTCATCGAGCAGCACATCAACCAGCAGCTCATCAACCGTGACGGCAGCGTGGCGATGCTCGCCCAGCTGCTCTTGGTCGGCGACCCGGTGAACCCACTCGATGCCGCCTCGAAGGGCTACGTCGACGCGCTCCTGCCGGTCGGGGTGATGCTGCCGTTCTGCGGCCCGGTCGCACCGGCCGGGAAATGGGCGCTGTGCAACGGGGCCAGCCTCGCCACTGCCACCTACCCGAAGCTGTTCAACGTGCTCGGCTACCGCTACGGCGGCAGCGGCGGAACGTTCATGGTGCCGAACATGGCGGGCCGCGTGCCGATCGGCATGGACGCCGCGCAGACCGAGTTCGCCACCACCGGCAAGTCGGGTGGCTCCTTCACTGTGCCGATACCGCAGCACGCCCACGGGATGCCGCACACCCACACGATCAATCACGACCACGGGGCGTTCGACTCGGCGAACAACAAGACCGACCACGTCCACTCGATCGCCCACGATCACGCGCAGTTCAACACCGTCGCCAACGGGCTGCACAACCACGACATCTCGTACATCCAGGACCTCGCCCACACGGGCGGCGACGGCGCACGCCTCGCCAACTACGACGCCGCTGGGCTGCACACCACGACCGAGGTTGAACCCGCCCACGTCCACGCCGTCAACGTCCCGCCCTATGCCGGGAACTCCGGGATGAACACCACCGACCACGTCCACTCGATCAACGTGCCCGCCTACACCGGGGCGTCGGGTGCGGTGTCGACACCGAACACCGCCAACGCCGGGACCGCGGGCGTCGAGCTGCAACCGCCGTACGTCGTCATCAACTACATCGTGCGGATCGACTGACATGTCCGCCGCCAACTACGACCAGGGCTACTACGAGGCGGCACGTCGCGGGGTCGAAGACACCTACGCCGCGGGGATGGCGCAGAACGCCTTCTCGCGCACACTGAGCCAGACCCGAGGCAACCGCAGCCTCGACATGATGAAGTCGTCGTTCTCGCGTGAGCTGCCGACGTTCACGTCCAGCTTCGGACAGCGCGGCTTCGGTGGTGGCGGCGTGAAGTCCGGCGTGATGCAGCGCTCGATGAGCAACTACCTCGGCGACTTCACGCGCGACTATGGGAGCGCTCAGAACGATCTGACCGACACGATGCGCGGCTACGACCTCCAGGGCGCGCAGCTCGGCGCACAGCGCACGGGCGGACTCGCAGACCTGGAGCTGCAACGGTCACGCGACATCGCGTTCACAGCGCAGAACATCGAGGCGCTGAAAGGAATGTTGGGAGGACTCTGATGCCAACTGATAAGGGCTACCGCAACACCTACTCGTCGGGCGGCAAGTCGTCGACCCCGGTGCGTTCGGGTCCGAAGCGCACAACCTCAGCGCCCGCGAACGCTCCGGGCGGCGACTACAAGCATTCGTGGAACGCGATGGGTCCCGGCTACGGCGGCGTCGCCGATCTCTACCGCGGTCAGGTCGGCCAGAACCAGACCCAGCAAGGATGGAACGCCTTCCGCAACACCTACGCGATGGGCGACGCCGCGCTGCCGATGGGGGCTGCACCTGGCAGCCCCATGATCGGTGGCGGCGGTGGCGGTGGCGGCGGCTGGGGACGTGGCGGCGGTGGTGGTGGCGGCGGTGGTGGTGGCAGCGCCCTGACGCAGGCGATGTTCGATCAGATGGTCGCCGCCCTCGGCCGCCAAGGTCAGCCGCTCGCCGCGACACAGCTCAACCTGCCCGCCTTCCAGGGTCAGAACATTGCCGCCTTCAACGCCGCCCCCTACCAGCAGGCCCAGCAGTCGTTGAACCAGGCGGTGGCCGCCGACCGGGCCAACGTCAACGCCAACGCCCAGAACACGACGAACACCCTCCAGTCGAACTTCACCAACGACTACGCCAACGCCCAGGTCACCCCAGGCCAGACGATGGCCCCGGTCGGAGCCAGCCTCCAGGCGACGGCCGGGGCACCCGTCAGCAACGACCCCAACCAGCAGGCGGCGGCGCAGGCCAACGGGGCGAACGGTGACAGCCAGGCCGCCTTCGGCAACCTGTTGAAGGTGCTCGCCGCCAACGCCCAGCAGGGCCAGGCCAGCCGCCTCAACCAGGTGCAGATGGATCGGGGCACAGCGCAGAACGCCATCGGCGCACAGAACCTCGGCCTCGGCGCGGGCATCAACCAGGCCAAGGCGAACGCCCAGAACCAGTGGAGCCAGCAGGACAACGAGCGCCGCTACCAGAACAGCCTGATGGCCCAGCAGTGGCAGCGTGAGCAAGCGATGCAGAACAACCAGATGACCAACCAGACGGCGCAGGCGAACTGGCAGCAGCGCAACCAGCAGATGCAGTCCACCCTCCAGCCGATCCTTGATCTGATCGCCTCCACCGGGGGCGCGAAGGGCATCAACATGCAGACCCTCACCGCACTGCTTGGTCGGCAATGAGCAACGACTACACCAGCCAGATCATCCAGTGGATCATGGACCAGGCGGGGGCCGGTCAGATCACGACGCCCGGCGCGTACGAAGGCAAGCCGTCCGGTCTGACCGCCGAGATGGCGCGGCGCATGAACCTCGGCCAGGACTGGCTGACCGTGCAGGCCGACAGCTCCAACGCCGCCCTCGCCGGGGCGAACGCGTACAGCCCGGAGGCGTTCCAGGGGACGTCGAGCTACACCCCCGTCGACCCGCCCGGCAGTCAACAGCTGCGGGCCTACGCGCAGCGCACCAACACTCCCGAAGGTGTCACCGCCAACGGCATCCTCCAGGGTCCGACGGCGCAGGCCGAGATCGCCAAGTTGCAGGCCGCCTACACCGAGGCCGAGAAGAACGGCACCCTCGCCGACGACCCGATCCTGTCGCAGATTCCGATGGGGCAGCCAAGCGACTACGACGGCTCGATCCTGCCCGACTGGGGTGGACTCCAGGCGCACATGGGCACGGTCGAGGACGCCTACATGTCGGAGTCGCAGGCCACCGGCAGCGGCGCGTTGTACGACCCGGACACGGGCGAGTATCTCGGTGGCGGCAACCGGCGCACCGTGCTCGACGCGAACGGCAACCCGGTCCTCACCGATGTGGAGACGACGCCGTCCGAGTCGGCCCAGTGGTACATCGACCAGGGTTTGTCGCCGCCCGACCAGCAGTACACGGCCGCCGACTTGATGGACCCGTCGTGGCAGGGCCAGGACGAGTACGCCCAGCAGGCGATGTCGAACTTCTACAACTCCAGCGACGCGTTGAACGCGTTGTACGACCAGCTGCGCGCCGAGGAACCGACCTACAAGACGGAGAACGCGGCCGCCGCTACGCCGTTCGGCAAGCCGGGGGACGCCGTCGCCGCGGCCGCTGCCCCCGTCACCGAGGACAGCAACGGCTTCTCTGACTTCTGGGAGAACGCGCAACCGGGCAGCTTCGCCGATCGACTCAAAGGTGTCGGCGCTGTCGCCGGTCCGGCCGCCGAGGAAGTGGGCAGCTGGTTCCAGAGCTTGTTCAAGGACACCGCAGCAGGCCCGCAGACCGTGACCGGCACCACCGGCACCGACCTGTACGGGCTGCCGACGACGTCGTCCACGGGTGGCGGCTTCGAGAGCATCCCCGCCGACGTCGGCCAGGCCGGACTGACCGACATCAACGCCGTCGTCGGCCCGAACAGCGTGACCGCGCAGGGCATCGACAACTGGCTGAGCGGACTGTGGGCCGGTGCTCAGAGCGCCGCCAGCGGCGACTGGCTGGGGGCGATCAGCGACGCCTCGGGCAACGCCCTGGACCGCATCACTGGCGGCCACAGCATCCAGGACCAGCTCGACAATATGAGTCCCGAGGAGATCGCCGCCATCGTCGGCGGGAACCAGGCGGGCGGCCAGCAGTACAGCGCTGGTGGCTCCGCTGACCCGTGGGCGGGCATGACGTTGGAGCAGCAGCAGGCGGCGGTCCAGGCCAACCCGGTGATGCAGACCCCGGCGTGGCAGTCGATCCTCCAGCAGTCGATGCAGCAAGCGATCCAGGGAACTGGCGACCCCGGCGTCGGCGGCGGTGGCGCGGGCGGCTCCCCCTCCGTCCGTACCACCGCCGACCTGGCGGGCGCGCCCGACGCCACCCAGCCCGGTGTGCCACCCGGAGGCACCGTCCACAACGGTGCGATCTTCGACGCGATGGGACGCCTCGTCGGCTACACCCCCGGAGCCGGACAGATACAGCCCCAGACGCTGCCGCCGTTGAACACCAACGACCTCTCGGCGATCTTCGCCCCATCGACACCGGCCCCCAACGACCCGGCGACGCGCAACACCAACACCTTGACCGGCTACCCGGTGGGCGCGTCGGGCATCGAGAACGCCAACGTCTCGACTGCCGAACCGAGCGGTGGCTACACGCACAACGGTGCGATCTTCGACGCCCAGGGTCGCCTGCTCGGCTACACCCCCGAGTCTCAGCGCACCGGCCCCGAACCCTCCGAGGCTGCGGGTGTCACGCCGTACCCGATGCACGTCACGGCGAACGGCATCACCGGTGGACCCACCGTCATGCCGAAACCGGACCGTCAGACGCCCAGCCCCGACGCGGTGCAGGCGATGCTCCAGTCGTTGTTCGGCATCGGTCCACAGGAGGACGTCACCGACCGCAACATAAGCGTCACGCCCTACCCGATGAACGTCACCGCCAACGGCATCAGCGGCGGACCCACCGTGACTCGGGACACCACCGGCAGCGGCAGCTCGCCGAACCAGTCGGACCAGGCCGGGCGCGGCACGCAGAGCGTGCCGCGCGGTGGCTACGTCCACAACGGTGCGATCTTCGACAGCCACGACCGTCTCGTCGGCTACGAGGACGCCTCCATCCCGACCACGCCGTCGTGGTGGAGCCAGATCGGCGGCGACACCCAGCGCCGGGTGGCCGACAGTTCGAGCGCCTCGATCCCGACGACGCCGTCGTGGTGGCAGCGCATCCGCGGCGACGAGCAGGGCGACCAGCAGGTGCGGATCGGGTCGGGCAACAAGCGGTCGGCGGGCGGCAAGCAGTTGAAGAACTCGCGCGCCGTGTCCACCACCGTCCGCGGCTTCAAGCCCAACAACCGTCCGTACGACACCGAGGCCACCCGCGCCGGGAACGCCGAGTTCTGGCGGCAGTCACGCGCCGCGGGACAAGCCGCGAACCGGGCGTACGGCGCGGACTATGGTCGGGCTGCGGCGATCGCGTTGCTGCTCCAGCAGCGAGGCATCACCCCGACATCTACCCAGCTGTCCGCCCGCCGCTCCGCTGCCGCATCGAACATGGGGTTGTAATGGCGAAGACCTACGGCGTCCAGGTCTACAGCCCTACGCGTTCGCTGCCTGTTCGCCCGACCGGCACCCTCGCCAACGCCGGGACCGCACGCAACATTGCCCGCCCCCGTCCCCGTGGACAGACCGCGCCGCCCGGCGTCGCACAGCGGATCAACGTCCCGAACCGTCAGCCACAGTTCGGGCCGATGGCGCTCGGCGGCGGCAACCAGTTCAACGTCGGCGGCGGACAGTCGCCTGCCGGTGGCGGCACGATGGCCGATCAGATTCTCGCCCGTCACCGCAATGCCCAGCCGCAGCAGCAGGGCAACGGCGGCGGACTGCTCAACGATCTGCGCGGTGCGCTCGGTGTCGCCGCCAACTCGGGGCCGGGCAAGGCGATCATCGGCGCGCTCGACGTACTGTCGATGCCGCGGCGCGCCATCCTGTCGACGATCCACGAAGCCTCCGACCTGATCGGTGGCGGCGGCACAGCGTCGTGGGACGACTGGAAGGAACAGTTCCAGGACAAGGAGTACGGCGTCGGCCAGTACGTCGACACCGGCAACATCTGGCTCGACCGTGTGCTCGGGTTCGCAGGCGACGTCGCCACCGACCCGCTCACCTATCTCGCCGGGTCGTCGAAGCTGGCCGGTGTCGGACGCGAGGCACGCCTCGCCGCCGCCCGCGCCGCCACATCTGCCGGGTGGGACTCCAGCATCGTCGACCGGATCGCCCAGCGCGGTACGTCGTTCCTGTCCAACGCCGAACGCCAGACGTTGCGGACCGCCACCAACGAGGCGGGCGAACACATCGGCGTCAACCTGCTGAACCGGGGCTACTACTTCGACATCCCGTTCGGCCCGGAGATTCCGATCCCCGGCACCAGCCGGATCGAGCCTGCGTTGTCGGCTGGCGTCGGACGTGTGCGTTCGTCGCTGGCCCGCTCGTCGCTCGGCACCTACCTGCGCAGCCGGGTGTCGACGCCGCAGTCGTTGGAGGCTGCCGTCGAGCGTCTCGTCACCGGCAAGGGGCAGATGTCCGCGGCCGAGGCAGCCGAGCGTCTCAACTACGGCAACGGCCTGCGCGTCGGACACAACTCCACGTTGCAGATGATGAGCGAACGCGCCCGTGTGCTCATCGAGGAGCACGGCGACGACACGCTCAACAACATGATCCACGCCGCCGAGAACGGTGCCGACAACGAGGCGTTGCAATACTTCGCCCGCGGTGCCGACCTGTACGAGGAACTCGGCGGCACCTACGCCCACGGTCGACGCGCCGACTACGTCCCCCACTTGACGCGGCCCGAAGCCGAGGCGTTGAACCGCGGCCTCGACCCGACGTCGGAGGAGTTCCTCAGCGGCATCGCCCGCGGCACGTCGGCCAACGACATCTCGGCCCGTCTGCTCAGCCGCAAGTTGGAGCCGGGCGAGAAGTTCATCTGGGCCGGGAAAGAGGTTCAGCTCACCGACGACCTGTCGATCAAGGGGATCAACGAGGCGTACGCCAAGGTGTTCCCCGGACAGAAGTTGTTGGAGGACAACTTCGCCACCATCGCCGAGCGTTACTCGAAGGACCTGGCGAAGGACGCCGGTCAGCTGCGGGCGTGGAAGAACGTCAAGAACTCGCGCAGCGGACTGGTGCGTGCTCTCGACGACGTGTCGGACTGGAAGATCGACGAGCCGGGGATGGCCCTGAAGGACGGCACGATGAAGGAGGAGGTCGTCGACGCGCTGCGGGCCAAGCGCGACTACGCCACCCAGCTGCGTGACGCCCAACGTCAGCGGCTCGCCGGAATCCAGGGTGTGCTCGGCATCCACATGCATGAGGCGCTCGCCGACCTGAAGACCGTCGGCCAGCAGGCGAACGACGAACTCGTCGGGTTGCTCGACGAGGAGCAGCGGCTCACCCACTTCGTCGGTGCGGTCGGCGACGACGGCGTGAAGACGCCGGGCGTGTTGGAGACGCGGGTCAACGGCTACCTCGGTGACCTCAACAACCGGGCCGCGGAACTCGACGCGAAGCTCGCCGACATCTCGGTGCAGGCGGCACGCGAACGCGAGATGTACGTCGCCGAGCAGGCCCGCAACCATGAGATCGGACGCATCGAAACCGACGTCCGCAAGTACACGGCCCTGGTCCGCGAGGCGAAGCTGATGGAGGAGCGCGCCAACGTCACGATGGACCAGACGGCGTTGGAGAACGTGCGCAACCAGCTGCACTTGACGCGCACGAAGGCTCACCTGTTGGAGGACAACCTCGATGACGAGTCGTTCCTCAACTTGGCGGCCGGACCACCCGAACCTGCCCCGCTGGAGGGTGTGGTTCGTCCGAAGGAGTTGTCGCCGTCGACCTACGACCCGGCGAACTACGACCCGGTGACGGGGGCGATGCGGTCGCCCACCGAGATGGAGCGTCGGATACAGCGCCCGATGACCGATCAAGAACTGAGGGCGGCAGGCAAGGCGTCGCCGACGCGGTCGCCGGGGCAGGTGCGCGACGAAGCGGCGACCGCCCGGTACAACGCCACCAAGGACAAGCTGAGCGCGCAGACCACCGCCGACATCAAGAACGAATCCATCGAGCTGACCAAGCTGGAACGTGCCCGCGATCAGGTGGCGTACCGCGACGCGGGCAAGATCGCCCACGCCAAGACGATGCTCGACGAAGCCCAGTCCGAGTACGCCAAGGTCGAGTACGAGCTGGCGAAGCTGAAGGGTCACACCGATCCGACGAGCCGGGCGCGCAAGGCCGCACTGGAATCACGGCTCGAAGACATGGCCGACGATCTCGGTCAGCTGGGCCACGCCACGTTCGAGTACGAGCAGGCGAAGCGTGAAGTCGACGCCGCCAACGCGCAGGTCAGCCGCACCACCGAGCGCCTCGAATCGTTGAAGCAGCGTCAGCTGCGCGAGGCCCGCGACTACGACGCCGCACACCCGCCCGGCTCGGAGCCGTACGAACCCGAAGCGTTGCCGATGACGCCGCAGCAGGAGACGGACGCCAAGCGCGAGGTTGCGCGTCTGCGCCAGGAGCGGGCCAGGGTGCAGCGCACCAAGGCGGGCCAGGACTACGTCAAGGCGCACCGCGAGCTGGAGACGACGACGAAGGAAATCCAGCGGTTGGAGAGCATCATCCGGCTGGAGACGAACGGCCCGCGGGCACGCTTCATGATGGACGCCGAAGGCAACATCATCCACCGCGAGATGGAGGACACGGTCCAGAACATCGCGCTGTGGGATCGCCGCGAGTTCTTCCGCAAGCGGGTCGAGATCACCCGCGCCGAACGCGACGCCGCCGCAGGGATGATGGCGAAGGGCGAGCGGGGACTGCTGTCACCCGAGGAGATGGAGGCGGCGACGCAGCGCTACGCCCGTGCCTCCGAGCTGTACACCGAGGCCCGCCGCAACGCCCGTTCGATCGACGGCAAGCTGCGCTACCGCGGCTACGACCCCGAGGTTGAACCGAACATCGGCAAGGGCATCAGCGCCGAGAAGTTGGTCAGCCACATCGACCGGCTCGAAGCGATGCGGGCACGCCAGGACGTGCTGGAGCGGGCCATCCAGCTGAACGGTTCCGGCAACCGGGAGATCGACGAGCAGATCGGCACGCTGTGGAACCGGCTGGAGGAGTTCTACGCGGCCAAGTCGCGGGTCCCGAACCGTTCGACGCTGTCGATGGAAGACCGGTTGATGCAGATCAACCAGCGCGAGGCGGCGAACCTGACGAAGGCCCGCCAGTTCAAGGTCCCGTTGAAGGTCGACTGGGAGCCGGTCGCCCCACTGGAAGGCGAAGGTCAACGCGCCATCGCCCAACAGCGTCAGATGATGGGGCGCGTCGGGCTGTACTCGGACGAGGACCGCACCCTGCTCGCCCAGGCGTACGACACGGTGCGCTCGACGCCGCGCAAGGCACGGGTCCGTGACAACCAGGCGTACCAGGACGCGCTCGAAACGATCAAGGACATCGAGGGCTACGGCGCAGGCGAACGCGACGCCCTGGAGGAGGCCCGGCGTGTGGCCCGCTCGACGCCGTCGACGAGCGAGGAGCACCGTGCCGCGCAGCGCACGATCCGTGAACTCGAAGGCCGCGGCAACGACGTCTCGAACCATCAGGCCGCCGCCCTCCAGCAGTACAACGCCGTCCGCCGCCGCATCGACAACGCCCGCGCCGGGACGTACAAGGCCCCACCCGAACTGACCCAGGGCTTGGAAGCAGAGAAGCTGACACGCCGGGCGGCAGTGGCGGCCGAGCGTGCCGCGGCGAAGGCGGCCAAGGAGGCGGGCGACACGACGTTCGTCCGCACGGCGCTCACCGATACGACGATCACCGGGCGTGCCCGCGGTGCGATCGAAGCGGCGCAGGCGATCAGCGACACCCAGCTCGACAAGCTGGTGACGTCAGGTCACATCGACCAGGTGATGGCCGACGACATCGGCCGCACCAGCGCCGCCCTCGACGCCGCGTTGGAACGCTACGGCACGTCGCCGTCCCCGGCCGCGTACCGCGACGTCGAGTACCTGATCTCGAAGTCGGCGATCCAGTCGGGCACCGTCAACGGTCTGCACCTGGCGCACGAACTCGGCATCGAAGCGTCCGACGAGCTGGGCACCTACATGCTGCGCCGCGAGGTTGCCGCCGAGTTGGCGTCGGTCCGCACCCAGCTGCACACGACCACGCAGAACATCGTCAACGGTGTCGAGGCGACGAAGTGGGCGAAGTGGGAGGGCGAGGTTGATGAGCTGCGTCTGGCGATCCGCGAGCAGGAACGGATCATCGCCGAGCAGGAGTCGATCAAGCGGGCGACCGGCAAGTACGGCGATGACATCGCTATCCAGAGTGCGAAGAAGCGGCTGCGGACGGCGAACCGTGACCTGAACGCCAAGCGGTTGGCCTACCCGCAGTACGGGGCCTACTCGGACAGCTTGAACATGCTGGCCGAGCGGATGGAGCAGGAGTTCTTCCACTACTCGGCGGCCAAGACCGACGAGCAGGCGATGTCGAACCTGGGTCGCACCCTGACCGGTCCGGCCGAGCGGCGCGATCAGATTCAGGCGGCCGTCCAGTACAACAACATGCGCCTCACCGAGGCCGAGGCCCAGAACACCCGCATCCGTCGCGCCATCGACAAGGCGCGGCGTGAAGGCAAAGAGACGGTGCGCTACTCGCCGACGACGTCGGCCCGCGAAGCGATGTTCGCCCCCGAGCTGGAGCGTGCGTTGGAGGAGGGGCGGATCGACGAGCGGCTGGCCCCGTTCCTGCGCCACAAGTTGGAGCGCGCAAAGCTGGAGGAGCGCAAGCCGCTGACCTACCGGGACCCCGGTCGTGCCGACATCATCGAGCCGCGCAAGACGCCGACGCGCGCCACCGATGTCGTCACCAGCCGCGCCGAGGGCGTCACCAAGGACCCGTGGACCGGCGAGTGGATTCAGGAAGACCCCTGGGCGCAGGCCCGGCGCGAGGGTGCGGTCCCCGAGCGTGTGCAGGGACCGCGCCCCGTCGGTCAACAGCTGGAACGTGAGCCGCTCAGCCAGGGTGCGCCGGTCCCCGAAGGCAACCCGCTGGTCGAGCCGCTCCAGGGTCCGCCGCACCCGGCGAAGATCAGGTGGGACGTCCCGGTCAAGGGCAAGGTCAAAGAGGTTTCGCTGGAGCAGGCCGAGATCGACCTGAAGATGTCGGAGCACGGCGTCGCGGCGCAGCGCGCCAACATGAAGACCGACCTGGCCGAGCTGGCGCTGCTCGACGGCTCCGCACAGCAGGAGTTGGACGCGCTGACCGGGGCGATCGACGAGGCCACCCGCAACGGCGTGCCCGACCCCGACGCGATGACGGAGATGCTGGCCCGCAAGCAGGACTTGCAGCATCAGATGGACATCGCCCGCGCCAACACGTTCGGCGCGGAGGAGATGCTCAACACCGCGCAGGACGACGGCATGGCGTTGCTCGCTGCGCTCACGTCGCACGACCCGGCCGTGAAGATTCCGGTCAAGCCTCAACACCTGCCGATCCTGCGTGACCTGCTCGGTGGCATGGCGCAGGCGGACCTGGCGGCGACGTGGATGTCGAAGATGGATGAGATCATCGAGCGCTACGCCACGGTGCTCGGCAAGGGGCGGCGCATCGCGTCGGACCGTGGCCTCGATCTTCAGACCGACTTCGACAACTTCATCGACGAGGTTCGCGAGTCGCTCGGTGACGGGTTCGCCAAGGCGATCAACGACAACGTGATGGCAGCGATGAAGGCCAGCGGGTCCGGCGACCTTGACGTGATCGGTGTCGTGCGTGAGCAGCAGTTCCGTGCGCTCGCCAGCTCGCGGGCCGCCGCCAAGATGCAGGCGCAGAAGGACATCGCCGATCAGATGAAGCTGCTCGGCATCGCCACCGGGTCGACGGCACCGATCGCGGTGCGCCAGCTCGGCTTCGAGATGTCGACCGAGAAGCTGGACGGCTGGGCGCTGCGCAAGTTCCTCATGAAGAAGTTCGAGGAGCAGGGCGTCGACATCCGCAATGCCCTGCCCGATCAGCAGCAGAGCTTGCGTGCCCGGCTGGCGCAGCTGAAGCTGATGAACAAGGCGTTGGGCGGACGCTTCGAGGCGTCGGAGTTGAACGACCCCGAGTGGCTGTTCACGGCGATGCGGGTGCAGGCCGAGGGCGGCGACCTGGCCGAGGAACTGAAGCTGTTCGAGCGCTTCCAGGTACCGGGCACCGTCGGCGACGTGGAGACGCGTCGCTTCACCCAACTCCAGGCCGACCTGGCGAAGGCGATCAAGGCCAACGACTCCGACGCCATCGACGCCGCCCAAAATCAGATCGACCAGATCACCGGGCGCGCCCCGCGGGAGTCGTCGACCGAGGCGATCGAAGCGACGAACGAGGAGGCCCGCCTCCAGGTGGCCCGCCGCGCCAGCGACAACCGTTTGAAGATCGCCAACCTGGACAAGGAGATCGGAGCGATCGACGATCTCCAGCAGCAGTGGGGCGGCGAGACGTTGCGGTCGATGATCGACGACCCGAACACACCGAAGGCCCCGCACGGCAAGTTCACCCGCGCCCAGCGGTTGCAGGCATTGCGCGACGCCAACGAGGCGGCCGCCGTCGCCGACGCGATGGAGGATCAGCTCGCCGGGCACCAGTTCGCCGAGCAGGCACGGGCGCAGGCGCAGTGGATGTCGGAGAAGGAGCAGCGCTGGCTGAACGAGCCGCAGGAGTTCGTCGAGCGGGCCAACGCCATCGACGATGCGATGGATGCGATCACTCCCAACTCCGACGTCGACCTCGCAGGGCAGCGGGTCAAGCTGTCCGCCCAGCGTGACGCCCTCACCACCGAGCTGGAGCAGATCGAAGCCGAAGGGCGGCTGATCCCCGCGGCCGGGCTGACCGACGAGGCGAACCTCGACATCGCGCGCGAGTACGAGGACGCGGTCGCCGAGTTCAACAACCGGATGGCGCGCTACAAGGGAAAGGCGAAGAAGGTCCCGGCGTCGGAGGTTCCGACACTCAACTCGCTGGGCCAGAAGATCATCGAGCTGAAGACGCGGCGTGACGCTGACGTCGCCGCCCGCTTCGCCGCCTCGATGGAGGGTGACGCCAACTACGCCGTGCGCAAGTCGGTGGAGGCGATGGCCGCCGAGAAGCCGAGCGTGCAGTACGACTGGCGCACCGTGTTCCAGACCGGCATCCCCAGTCGTGACGCGGTGCAGGGTCGCCTCGCCGCGAAGAAGCTGGGCCGGTTGCCGGGGTCGCCGCGGGTGATGGGTGAACGGGTTGGCGATCAGCTGACGCCGACGACGCGCAACTACATCCGCAACAACATCGAGGCTCAGGCCGGGAAGCTGGAGCGCGACATGGCTCCGATCGCCGCCCAGCAGGAGCGGATGGGTCAACAGCTGGCCGCCACCACGCGTCAACAGGCCGAGCTGGAAGCACAGGAAGCACCGCTGGCTGCCGCCGAGGTACGCGGCCCACAGCTGGACGAGCAGATCGCACAGCAGCGCGCCATCGCCGCCGACCGTACGCGTCCGAACCAGGCTGAGATCGACCAGCGATTCCAGCAGCACATGGAGACGGTCGGCGAGCTGGGGAGCCAGGTCGACCCGATCATGCAGGCCCAGCGCGACGTCGCCCAGAAGGCGGCCCGCGTGCAGGAGCGGTACAACCGTGAGTTGCAGCGGATGGAGCTGCAACTCGGTGACGTCCGCACGAACTTGGAGTCGGTGCGGACCCACGCCGAGGCGCTCAACGATCTGACTGCCCGCGTCGAGCGTGCGGTCGCCGCCGCGCCGGGCACGAAGACGGCCGAGATGCACGCGCTGATCGAAGACATGCGTGTCGTCAACCAGCTGCGCCGCGACACGGTGCTGCTGGACACGGGCGTCGACATCGGCAAGCGCCGTCTGCCGGGCGGACCGATCGAGGAGGTTGCGCCCGCCGCCGCCACCCCACCTGTCCCCACCCCGGCCCCGAAGGCACCACCTGTCCCGAAGGGTCCGCGGCCGTTCACCCCGCAGGAAGTGGCCGACGGGTGGGCGAGCACGCGTCACGTCCCCTCGAAGGACGAAGTCGACAAGCTGTTGGCGAAGGCGGCCGCCGCCCGGCGCAAGGGGGTCACCGACTTCGAGTGGTACACCGCACACCAGGGCAACAAGATGCAGGGCCGGGTCGGCGGCAGCATCCAGCTGCCGAAGGGCACGCCCGCCCCGGCCGGGTACTTCCGCAACGCGTCGACGACGGGACCGGCCGTGTTCCGTGGACTCGGCACCCTCGACAACATGCCGGGCAAGTTGGAGTCGACGCTGTGGAAGCTGGGCTACCGCGACCCGGCCGAGATCGTCGGCGACCCGGTCGAGGTTGCGGCGAAGGGCATCAAGCCGCCCACCCCGAAGGCACCCGAGGTTGCCCCCGTCGTCGAAGCCGCAGCCCCCGCTGCCCCGCCAGCACCACGGCAAGGCCCGGCCCTCGTCGACGTCAGCGAGGACAAGGCGATCGCTCACACGGAGACGCTGCTGGCGTCGGCCGCTGACGCGCAGCTCCACCTGGACGACGCCGCCTTCGACCAGCGGATGTTGGAGCAGCGGTTGAAGCAGTTCGAGGACGGGTCGATGAAGATCGAACCGGTCGTGACGCGTGTCATCCAGGACGGCTGGCAGCAGATGGCGAAGGACCTGTTCCCCGATCTCGGCAAGGGGTCCGACGCCGTCGGTGTGGCCGACGGGTTGGCCGGTGCGTTGAAGAACCTGTCGGAGGCGCTGCGTCAGCCCGAGTCCTGGAAGCTGATCGACCAGTACACCCAGTTCTTCAAGACGTACGCGACGATGACGCCCGGCTTCCACGTCCGCAACGCGATGTCGGGCGTGTTCATGAACTACGTCGACGGCGTGAAGACGCGCTACATGATGCGGGCGATGCCGCTGTGGCATGAGTACGCGGAGAACCCCGGCCGGTTCATAGAGAGCCTGGCGACACGGCCCGACGGCGACAAGATCAGGTTGGCGTTCGACGCCGTGTTCGGCTCGGGTGCGGGCGGACAGTTCGTCGAGTCCGGTCTGGGTGAGGCCCCGTCGTGGTCGGCGGGTGCGTATCGCCGCCTGATGGAGAACCAGCTGACGAAGTGGAACCGCAAGGCGGGCAGCTACGTCGAAGGTTCGCTGCGGTTGGGCATGGCGTTGGACTCGATCTACCGGGGGGCGTCACTCGATCAGGCGCTCGGGCGGATCACGAAGTTCCACTTCGACTACACCCAGGTGTCGCGGCTCGACCGTCAGGCGAAGCGGTTCATCCCGTTCTGGACGTTCATCTCGCGCAACCTGCCGTTGCAGGTGGAGCAGATGTGGACCCGGCCGCGGGCCTACCTGATCTACCAGTCGTTCGTCCGCAACTTCGGCGAGGTCCCCGACCCGCTCACCCCCGACTACTGGCTGGCGCAGGGCGCGTTCACGATGAACCAGGACGCCGAGCACTCGAACGCACCGTGGTACCTGGCTCCCGACCTGCCGTTCACCAGGGTGATGGAACCGATCGACGCGCTAGCCCACGGCGACTTGGGCAAGGCGTTGCTGTCGGACATCAACCCGCTGCTCGCCGCCCCCGTCGAGGCGTACGGCGCGCACCAGAAGTTCTACACGGGCCAGCCGATCGAGGGGTACAGCGCGCCGAGCGGTGCGATGGACTGGCTGACGCCGATCTTCCAGCTGTTGGGCCAGACCGAGCAGGGTGGGCGCACGGGTGACACGTTGGTGTCGAACTCGGCGCAGCACATGGCGCGCTCGCTGTTGCCACCGCTCAACTTGGCCGAGCGTCTGACGTCGGGGACCGGCACCCGCGAGGGACGCCAGGACGAAACCCTCTACCGCGCCTTGGGCGCGCCCGTCTACCAGCTGACACCTGGTGTGAGACAATCCACCCGCAACTCTCGGGCAGCGGCACGCCGCAACAAGCGTGACCAGCAAGCCGAGTTGGCAAGGAGCTGACATGCCCACCCCCCGCACGTCGATCGACGAACTACCCACCAAGGTCACCCCGGAGAGCGACGACCTCCTCATCATCCAGGACTCCGGGGTCACCAAGAGCACGACGGTCGGCGGGCTGTCGTCACTGCCGTCGGCGGCGCTCACCACCCACATCAACAACCCGACCGACGCACATGATGCGTCGGCGGTGTCGGCGGTCGATGCGGGCAACGGTGTGAACGGTGCGAACGTGCAGGCGCAGCTCGGTCAGCTGTCGACGTTGGCGAAGGGTGGCAACGACGCGGCCGCCGCAGCCGACGCCAAGATCGTCGCCCACATGGCCGACGCCCTCGACGCACACGATGCCTCGGCGATCTCGGCGATCGCTGGGGCGATCCTCACCGGGGTCGACGTGCAGGCACAGCTCGCACAGATCGAGACGGTCCTGTCGCAAGGCACGGTCGGACCCGAGGGTCCGCAGGGTCCGGTCGGTCCTGGCGTGCCGACGGGTGGTACTGCGGGTCAGCTGCTGTCGAAGGTCAACAGCACCGACTTCCTCACCCAGTGGGAGAACCCGCTGTGGCTGCCGCTGGCCGGTGGCACCGTGACCGGCGCAACCATCTTCCAGGGTCCGTTCACAGTGCAACGTGTTGGTGACGACATGAGCATCAACTTCTCGAAGATGGATGCCACGTCGTTGGCCTACCTCCGAGCGCAGACGACGCAGTTCGATATCTCCACGACCACACCGTTGATGCGATGCATCGTCGCTGGGGTGTCGGAGTTGGAGATCAGCCCGACTCAGGTTCGCATCCCGAGCAACGAGCTGATCGCTGGTGTCATCCGCTCGACCGACCTCATCAACAGCGGCAACATCACCAACAGCAGCGGCAGCATCACCAACACCGGCACCTTGACCAACAACGGTGTGATCGTCGCCGATGGGTCGCCTGGTCTGCGCGTCAAGCGGACCGGCGCACCGCTGCGTCCGTTCATCGACTTCTACAACGTCGGCACTCAGCTGGGCAACATTGTCTGTGCCGACACCGGGTTCGAGATCGTCTCGGTGAGTGGTGGCATCAGTCTGCGGCCGAACTCGCTCGCGCAGAAGTTTGAGCTGGACGACACCGGGACGTACGCCTTCTTCGGCAAGGGCGCGAGCAACCTCGCCGCCAACGGCGTCGAAGTCATCATCGGTGGTGTGTCCGACGGGTCGATTCGCTCGACCCTGACCGCCGTGACGATGAACTACTACGGCGCGCACATAGGTGCCGCCGATGTCAACGGCTCCAACTTCTGCCAGTGGACGCGGTCCGGCTCGGTGGTCGGCAACATCTCACAGAACGGCACGACCGGCACCAACTACGGCACCACGTCGGACGAACGGTTGAAGACGTTCACCCGCGACGTCGACGACGAGGAAGCGTTGCAGAAGGTGCGCGACATGCACCCGCTGCACTTCACCTGGAATCATGCGCCCGAGGAAGGCGAGCAGATCGGCTTCTTCGCGCAGCAGCTCTACGAGATTGCGCCCGAGGCGGTCACGGTCGGCAGCGGTGAGCCGGGTGACGAGCCTGACCCCGAGACGAACATGGGGGGATTCCAGCCGTGGGGCACAGATGTTGGCAAGCTGGTGCCACGCCTCGTCGCCGCGATGCAGGCGTTGGACCACAAGATCGTCGCCATGCGCACCGAGATCACCAACCTGCGCGCCGAGGTCACCGACCTGCGCGGTCGCGTCAAGCCTGCCCACTGAAAAATCCACAAGACAAAGGAAGAAATCATCATGAGCAATGAATTGGGAACCGAGTCGCCGAACACGGGTGACACCGCGCCGATCGAGGCGATGACCGACTGGAAGGGTGACCGCAAGGACCTCGACCTGGAGAAGTACCCGGACGACGCGCAGGCCCACGAAGGTGTGGCTACCCGCCCGTCCGGTCAGGGTGGCAAGACGCCCAAGTCGCGCCCCGACTACCAGGACATGTTCCCGAAGAACCCGGAGCCGTCCGACATCGCCAAGGAGTGGGGCGAGAAGGTCGACGAAGTCGGCCAGGTCCGCGCCGCGGGCGAGGCCATCTCCGAGCAGGCCAAGACCAGCGGTCGGGGCAGCGGCAGCACCAAGCGTGGCCCGAACAAGGGCACCGAGTCCGCCGTTTCGAGTGGACCGAAGAACAGCTGATGGCCGCCAAGACCCCACCCCCGAAGCGCCCCGGAACATCGGCGCGGGCGGGCGCACCCCGCGCCTCGAAGTCGACCGCGGGCAAGGCCAAGCCGATGCCCAACAAGCGGTTCGCCTACACGACCCGTGACTCCGACGGCAACGCCCTCGGCGGGCAGCATGGCCGCGGCAAGGGCTTCCCGTCGTCAGGCAGACAGGTCAAGCGCTGATGATCGCCGAGATCATGACGGCCAACAGCTTCGGGGAGATCATGTTCCTCGTCGCCTTCATCCTGTTCGTCATCGAAGCCGTGCGGCTCATCGCCGCGCGCACTTCGACGTGGGACTACAGCTGGCTGCTGATCGTGTGCGGGTTCGCCTGCATGGCGCTCGGCTGGGTCGCGCTGACTACCGGAGATTGAGGGGGTGAGCAATGAGTGACGTGGATGACGGTGAGGAAGTGACCGGCTCCGAAGACGACGGCGAAGGCTTCGTCGAAGGAGAAGAAGGCGACGACGACGATGAGGAGAACGACTGATGGGATCGGTGTGGCTCACGTCGCTTCCAGACTGGCTGGACGCAGCCGGTCTGGACGTCGACGTCTACGACAACAACTGGACGACACGCTCGCGTTCGTCCGGGGGCTACGAAGATGTGCGTGGTATCGGCATCCATCACGATGCTTCCTCGACTGGCTCGTCGGAGATGTCGGGCTGCGACTGGGGGTGGAAGAACTCCAGCGACAGACCGATCGGCTGCATCAGACTGTGGCGCAACGGCCACATCATCGTGGGCGCTGCTGGTGCCACGAACACGATGGGCAAGGGTGGGCCGCTGAAGACCTCCAAGGGCACTATCCCTCTGGACCAGGGCAACATCTACATGCTCGCCATCGAGGCGGCCAACAACGGGGTGGGTGAACAGTGGTCAACGCCGATGATCGACGCCTACCTGGGGATGGTCCACACCTTGTGCGAGAGGCTCGGGCTGAAGCACAGCGACGTCTTCGGGCACGCTGGGTACTGCCAGCCTTCGTGTCCCGGCCGGAAGATCGACCCGGCAGGACCCACCCCCGGCTACCCCAACTTGGGTGGAACGAGCGGGTGCAAGACGTGGGCGGACTCCGCGTTCCGCTCGTACTTGGACCAGCGCGGTCAGCAGCCACACCCACCCGAACCGACGCCCGTCCCACCGGAGCCGACCCCAACACCACCAGCCACAGGAGGCAAAGACATGGCGGCGATCATGCCGACGATCAAGAAGGGTGACCAGGGCGTGTACGTCGAGCGGATGCAACACCTACTCGCCGCCGCGGGGTACATGAACCCCGGCAACATCTCGAACTACGACGGGGTGTGGGGCAGCGGCACCGAGTCCTCGAAGCAGGCGTTCGACTCTGACCACGGCCTCGGTTCGCCGGACTCCAGCTGCGGTGCCAAGTCGTGGGAGTCGTTGCTCACGGGCAAGGTCTGGTGACATCGACTGGACCACGCTCACGGCTGCGGGCGCGTTCATCGGGGGCGTCGCCGCAGGCGCGCTCATCACGGTGCGCATCGCGCGCCTCGTCGCCGCTTTCCTGAGCGATTTGGCCGAAAACAAAGACAAAAAAAAGGCCCCCGATCCGTAGATCGGGGGCCTTCTTTTACCTGGTGCGTTTGACCATCCACCGGATGATGAAGCCGATGGTGAGTATCACCAGGAACATGATCGCCATCACACTGAGGGCGTAGATGGCGTCACCCATCGTTCGTTGGAACATCGCGCCTCCTGCTGGGGCAGGGGCGTGGCTCCCATCGTTCCGCTCGCTCCTTGGCCTGGGCAACCCAGCCGCGGATCAGTGAGCGCAGCGACATGCAGTCGGCCTGCACGGCGTCGATGGGGACGTTCCACTCCTTCACTTCTTCAGCCACTTGCGGACCTCCCAGATGAGGTCGGCGACGAAGGCGACGAACAGGAGCAGGATCGCTCCGGTCAGCCGCCCCATCGCTTCGGGGTCACCCTTCATCGTCGCCTCGGATCACGACATCAGCCATCGCCTGGAATACACCCATGAGGGTGACTGCAACTTCGGCGGTGCTGTCGTAGCCGAAGATCATCGTGCCGACGTCGTCGTCGTCTTCGACGATGACGATGATCCGATCACCGGGCTGGTTGTCGACGTGGCCCTCGAAGGCCGCACCGACCGCTCCCGCCATCTGCGTGAGCCGGTCGTGTGGTCCGTCGCCGTAGCGGACGTTCTTGATGAGCCTCATTCGTCCGCCTCCTTCGGCAGTCGGAGCCAGAGGTCGTACCGCTTCTCCTGTCCAGCGGCAAGGTGGCCGACGACTTCGTAGCCCCATCGTCGGAAGTTGGTGCCGGTGGTGGCGCTGACGTCTTTGATGGTGGCCCACTCGCCGCGGTGTTCTTCGCACCACGTACGCACGGCCCGCCATCGACCACGCTTGCCCGCCTTGCCCACGTCGGGCGGACCGTCCGGTGCTGGCTCCCAGTCACCCGGCATCGTCGTCCCCCTTCGTTGTGGTGGGACGCGCCGACATGATCTTGCCGAGCTGCTTGCGTACCTCCTCGTCGACGAACCGCCGTCCGTCGCCGAGCGCCTTGTCCATGTTGGCTTCGGCGATGTGGAGCCGCTGACGGAGCGTGTCGCGCTCCTGCTTCACAGCTCGCAGCTCGTCACCCGTCTCGCTCAGTTCGCGTCGCAGCTTCTGGCCGTACTCCAACGCCTTGGAGAGACGTTCGAGAACTTCCGGGTCCGGCGACTGCTCGGTGACCACCTGTGGCTGCGGTGGTGGTGCGTTGATGATCCGCACCACTTCGGCAAGCAGCTCGCGTGCCACCGCGGCGGCAACATCCTCTGGGACGTCCTCAGGATGAGAGACTGCGACCGCTACCGGCTCAGGGTTGCTGGGCTTCTCCTCCTCGCTCTGAGCCGGTGGCTTAACCTTCGGTGTGAGCGCCACCAGCTTGTCTGCCCATGACTGGGGCAGACGAGCCAGCCGGTACCAGTACGTCCGCTTGCCGTTCGTCTCCCGGTCGACGCAGCCCTTCAACGCGTTCTGTTGAAGAAGCGAGGCCACGCCGGTCACTGCCGCTTTGTAGCCGTGGCTGCGTGCCCGCTCCCACAGAATCTTGGTGGCCCGGCCACTGATCGAGTCCTCGACCATGCCGCCGAACCACAACGATTTGAGCAGCGGCATCTTCGGGTTCCAGATGTTGAGGTCTGGCCCCCTCACGTCGTACAGCTCCATGAAGTCTTCGTCGGAGACGACTTCGATCGTCTCCCCTGCCGGTGAAGTGATGGTTGCCATCACCCTGTCCTTTCTGTGTGGTGCCCGGTGATCCGGGCGGTCTGTTCCTGTCTTGCTTTGGTGAGCACGCGATCGCACAGCGTGAACTCGGTGGTCGCCTCCTCGCGGAGGCGACCACCCTTGACCCGCTCCAGCTTCGAGCTGAGCGAGTCGTAGGTGATCGACAACGACTTCACGACGAGTCGTAGCTCGTCGTCAGTCAGAGTCAGAGTCATCGTTTTCTCCCATCATCTGTTCGACGATCTGCATGAGGATCGGCCCGACGCTGCGCGCCATCGAGATGACGACGTCGATCGCCTTGTAGATGATCTGGGTGTCCTCGGGCATCAGCTTGTCCTCGTCGAACCAGAAGCGCGAAGACAACATGCACTTGTACTGGCCGTCCTCGTCCTGGAGTGCCTCGGGGTCGCTGTCGGGGTCGAGCAGGTCCTTCGGCACCCAGACCTCGCCGATGGCGTAGGCGAGGCCCTTGTCCTTCAACGCGACGATCCGATGCCAGATCGCCCAGATGTTGACGTAGTCGCCGCTCTCCACCAGGTCCTTCGCCTCCTGGCTGCGGACACGGTGCCCGGTGTGACCCGGCATGTCCTTGCTGGACTGGGTGTTGGCGACGTGCTCGGCCATCCGAAGCAGTTCCTCGATGCTCTTGTCGTCTGCATTCATGCTCATTCTCATTCTCCTGTGATTGCTGGTTGTGTCTGTCGGTTGCGGCGGCCGCCCCGAGCCGAAGCTCGGGACGGCCGCCTGTGGCTGCTGAAGTCAGCAGGTACGGATGTGCTCGTCGTCGATGTACGCACCGTCGATGCGGTTCTCGACGACCTTGTCGGCCGCCCGGTAGGCGGCCTGCTCGATGAGTTCGGACAGCGCGCCGTCAAGACCGACACGCTTCATGGCTTCGGGCGCTGCCTCCATCAGCGCCAACTGGGGGCGAAGCGAGTTCGCCGAGTGGACCAGGTCCTCCTGGCTGATCTGGGTCAGGTGGCCCTGGTTCCGCACGATGTTGCGACGGATCGAACGGTCGAAGACCTCCTTGACGTAGGCGGGCGTGAACCCCTCGAAGGCGGTGAACAGGTCGTCGTAGTTGATGTCCGACGCCAAGTTCTTGATGGTGCGCTTCGCCAGCTTCTCGACCCCGTCGCGGTCCATGAAGCCGATCTCGATCAGGCCGTCGGTGCGGCCCGGTCGCAACGCACCCTTGTGGATGCGGTCGATGTGGTTGGTCGTGAACACCATCGAAGCGTCGAGTCCCTTGGCCCGCAAGCCGTCGAGCTGATCCAACAACATCGACACCTGGGCGGGGTCGTTGGTGTCGATCAACGTGTCGACGTCTTCGATGAAGATGATGCACCGTCCGTACAGCCGGGCCAGGTTGAAGGCGTAGCGCCAGTCGTCCTGCCCCGCCCGCACGATGATGAAGGTGACCCTCTCCAACGTCGGGTCGTCGTAGGCCAGCATCGAGTAGTACGCCGTGAGCAAGGCCATCAAGGTCTTGCCGGTGCCGTACGTCCCGTGGACCACGGTGAGCCGCTTGCCCAGCTGACTGGTGCGGCGCAGCTCCTCCGGGTACCAGATGTTGGCCCAGATGTAGGTGGCGGCGTCCTCCATCACCGACGCGGTGTAGACGACGTCTTCGGGGTCGATGCCGCTGACGTCGATGAAGTTCGGCTTCTCACTCGCCGTGATCGCCTTGCCCCGGTAGATCGAGTTCTCCCTGAGTTCGGCTTCGATCTCGACGAACAGCCCTTCGATGGACCGTGAATGCTTGCGCTTGCACGTCGCCGTCACCGCGAAGATGAGTCCCTTCTCACCATCGCGGCTGCCGGACACGTTGAGCGTGCCGCCATCGAAGTAGGGGAGCGTGACTTCCCCCCACGGCACCGACTCGCTGGTGCCGATGCCGGTTTCGATGTTGACGAGCTGCGGCGGCGTGATCCCACCGAACATGCCCCTCGTCGACTTGCCCATCGTGTAGCCGAAGCGACGCTTCAAGACGATGCGCACCGCACGCGCCCCGTCCCACGGCAAGTAGTCGAAGGTCTTGTGGACCTGGTACGTCTCCTCCTCGTCGACGGCCAGCTTGCGCAGAAGCCGCCACGCCGTCTCCTTGTCCATGTCCATCGGCAGACGGATGTCGGTGCCCTCATGGTGAGTGACGGTGTCCTCGCCTTCGAGCTGGCCCGACAGCACGGCCAACCCGGCCATCACTTCGGACGCGATCTCTGCCTGACGGTCAGCAGCCTTCTCGGCTGCGGTCTGAATTGCCACGGTTGTGGTTCTCCCTGTTCTGGTTGTGTTCCGATGCACGGTCGCGCACCGGCCAAGCTGCACGGGGGGACAGACACCCCCGTGCAGCCAGGCCAGAGAACGACCGAAAGCCCCCCACCCCATCAGGGGTGGGGGGCTTCTGGCTTAGCTGGTCAGCAACCTCCCTGTGACTTGGGTTCCACACAGAGGCCGGTGTACGGCTCGTTGTTCGGCTGCTCGTCGCCGATGCCCTGGTCCAAGCCGACGATCAACATCATCAACGCGATGATGAAGGCGACGACCGTGACGTCACTGCGCCTGGTCATGTGACCTCGATCGTCGAGATGATCGGGTCCATGTTCGGATCACCCATCTGGCCGAGATGCACGTTGACCTTCGGAGTCAACGACATCACGTCAGGCACCAGGTAGCAGTAGGTACTGGCCCCCCCGTCATGGGGGATCGCCTCCCAACCCACAGCCACCCTCTCAGGATGGTTCGACCACGGATACCAGTTCACCCTGGCCGCAATCGAGACGTGGTTCGCCACTCGGATCATGTGGAACAGCGCCATGTCAGACATCGGCACCCACCGCCTTCACCGGCTGACGAAGCCGCTTCGCCCAGATGGTGATGTGCTTGCTCACCCGGTCCAACTGGTCGAGCTGCTCCGGGTGAGGCATCCGATGGGCGGCACGCGTGGCGTTGCGCTTGCGTTCCTTCGCCACCCAGTGCAGCCTGTGCGCTGCGTCGTCCGCCTCCTGCTGTGCTCGGGCGATGAAGCCCCTCAACAGCAGCTCACGCGCCTCGTAGAGCTGCATGTGGCTGAGCGCCACATAGCCACGATCCTCCGCTGGCATGTCGGAGAAGCGTCGCAGCTCGTTGATGATGATGTCGAGGCTCATGAGATGAGCCGCCGTCGGTATGGCATCGGTGATCGCCTTGCAGTCGTCGGGATAGTCGCGCCCCAGCTGTTCGAGGCGTTGCGGTGGGCAGTCCTTGATGAACTGCGCCACGCGCTCGTTGTAGGCGTTGACGTACGCCTCCGATTCGGTGTTGAGCAGAGCAGCGCGCGCAACGAGCGTGCGCTCCTCATGGCTCATGGACATGGTTCCTCCTTGATGATGATGGGACTGTTCGACGTGAGCGTCACCGTCGACGGCTCGTCAGGCTTGGCGAGCAAGTCGTCGATCGCCGCCATCTCGGCGTCGTAGTCGGCGATCGTCTGGCGTGCCGCAGCCACCTGACGCTCCCAGGTGTTGATGTTCTGCAACGCGTTCCGGCGTTGGCTCATCAGGTATTGGCGACGCTCCTGCAACGTCTTGGACAGGCTCATCGCGTCACCACCAGACCCACCATCAGCACGATGGTCGCTGCTGCGATGAACAGCAGCGTGGGTGCCCATGCGTGTCGACGTGATTGCTGCGGCTGTTGAAGTGGTTGTGGCGGCCGCAGATGGCTACGGCGGCTCACGAAGTCACCGGCCACTCTTGCGACTCCACGGTGAGATTGCCCACCGTGTCCTCGTACTCGCCCGCGTAGGTGCGGATCACGTCCATCCAGTCGCTCTGCGCGCCGGGGTAGTAGTCGACGCTGACGTCGAACTCGACGACGGTGCGGACCCGCTTCAAGCAGGGCGGCCGCGGCTGCAACGCCGTGAACTTCGCTTCGTGGTTGACGTATTCGATGAAGTCATCGAAGTCGCCGCACCAGTCGCGTCGCCTCGCCTCGTCGTGAATCCTGCGGTTGATGATGATGAGCGCCTCGTTCGCTGCTGCGACCGAGACGGCCCTGATGTCGTCCTCGTAGGACATGGATGTCTGCCTTTCGTGTTGGAAGTGGCCCGGAAATGGGCCGAAAACTGCCGCCACGGCCCTCACCGATGCCGGTGAGGGCCGTGGAACAGCCGTGTGATGATGAGACGCAGCACTGCTGCGAGTTGTGTCGTCAGAAACCCTCCTCCCTGGACCACTTGCGAAGAACGGGCTTCATCATCGGATGGGCCATCAGGCGCACCATGATGAAGCAGCAGACGATGGTGTTGGCCCGCATCTGGGCCTCGGGCATCGTCCACGGCCCACCCTCGGGGATGAGGTTCTCGGCCACCATCAACGCGAGGTTGCCCGCCCCATCCCACGCATCGAGGCGCTCACCCAGACGTATGGCGATGTCGTTCACCACCCCGTCGACGCGGGCGATGTCCTCGTCGTCGAGGATGTGAACCAGCCCGAGCATGAGATGGTCGGCCATCTCGATGAACGCCTCGTAGCTGGAGCCGCTCACTTCGCACGCCTGACGAGGCGCTTGCCCCTGATGCGATTGCAGCTGGTGCAACGCAGGATCAGGTAGGTGAGCCTGCCTTCGCGCACCGTCTCAGCCTCGAAGGACTGGTGCCGCGCGTTGTCCTGCTCGCACACGCCCCTCACAGCTTCACCGCCTTCGCGTCGGCGGCGATCCCACGAAGCATCGACTGGGCGACCGGCATCTTCACGCCGCGGGACTTCCAGTCCTGGATCGCCCACAGCACGATCAGCCAGAACGGCTTCGAGTCGTTCGGCAAGAAGTCGAACGCTGGCGCAACCGGCCTGTCCTCCCAGGTGTCGATCGCGAAGTTGAGGGCGGCTTCGAGGTACCGCTGATCCGTCCACCCGCACTCGCGGCGCAGATTGACGAAGGCCACGTAGATCGTGTTCGAGATCAGCTGCAAGTCCTCGGGCTTGCGTCGCATCCGCGACGCGTCCGACTGGACACCGTGGTCGTCGCAGAACGGATCGAGGCACTCGTCGGCATCGAGGATGCACTCGCCCGCGATCATCGGTGGACGCTCCATCCCGTGCGGAGAAGCTTCGTCCGGGCCTGCGCCCATGCGGTACGGCACGCCGTCGTTGTCGGCGTCGGACACGTCGTGGTCGTGCATCAGTGCTTCGATGTCGTCGAACTCATCGTCGCCGATCGGATCGGCGGTGATCTCGACGTGGGACCAGGTGGAGTTGAGGTTCACCTGCTCCAGAAGGGCGAGCACGTACTCGCCGTCGGCGCAATGCGCGTGGATGTTGATGGTAGGCATGACTGCCCTGCTTTCTGTGTGTTGTTGCTTGTGGGCTGTGGAAGGTTGCGGCGAACGCATCGAGCCATAGCGATGTCATTGCCGGATGGCTGTAGAAGGTTGTGGCGGCCGCGCTGAGCCGCTGTTCCCGGCCAACTCGGGAACGCCGACAGCCCGCGATCCGGCCAGGGATCGCGGGCTGAGATGGTGGATGGCCCCAGGTCGGCAGCGCCAGGACCAGGGGGAATGAGGGGAAAAACAGGGCTGTGGCCCGGATTCACCAGGAATCCGGGCCACAGTCGTGGTCAGCTCTTGTCGGCCGCCTTGCGCCGGGCCGCCGTCACCGCGGTGCGGGCCGACTTGATCGAGTCCTGGCCCTTCTTCGACTTGCCGAGCTTGCGCTCGATCAAGGCGATGTCCGCGTCCAGGTTCACCTTCAAGAGCAGGAGCGCCCGCAGCTTCTCCTCGTCGGCGAGCTTCTCCATGTCCTTGAGGTAGTCGATGGTCGTCACCAGTTCCGGCTTCGCCACCGCCAGCTTCGCCGCCTTCGTCTCCCGCGCCTTCGCCGCCTTGCGCCCGTCGTCGGTGCTGGCGCCCGACTCGTCGATGTGACCCTTGCTGAGATCGCTCAGCCAGGTGCGGTAGCCGCTGATCGTCGGGTTCAGCTCATTCTTGATGACGGCGCTGGAATACGTCGCGAGACGCTTCGCGGTGTGCATCCGGCCGAACGCCAGCACCACCGCCAGCGATTCGTCCTTCAACGTCCACACCTTGCCCGCGTCCTTCGCCTGCTGGCGCAGCACCGCACCCAACGCGGGTGCCGTCATCTTGTCGTCGGTCACCAGCGGCTTGACCGCGGCGAACAGTTCGACGTGCTTGTCGACGTAGGCGGTGAGTGCGTCCTGGTGCAGTCTGCCGATCGCACCGGCGTAGTCGCTGAACGTTGCGATCAGCTGCACGATGGTCGGGGTTGCGGTTGTCGTAGCCATGTCTGTCTCTCCTTGTATGAGGGTGCCCCGTGATATCGGAGCTGTTGTTTCCCTTCAACTATCAGCACGGCCCGGCCATTATGCCCCTATGCGATATGCCCTAGTGCCGTATAGCATCACCATCCCCCCCCTACCCCCCCTGTGGGCGACCCCGGCGCATGGGCGCCCTGCCCCATCATGCAGAAGAAAGGAGGTGGATGGGACCCATTCTGATGTGATTACCGATTTTGGGGCTGTTTTGCCTTGATGTTGCGGGATATGGCAGCACGCCTGAGATTGGGAGGCGTGAGCCGTCTCATCTGCGGCATGGAGCCTCTGACACTCGGTTGAGTGGAGGGGGGGGGACACAGGGGGGACATGTCCCCCCCCCCCAACCCCCTTTTCCGATATTCACGGTGTTGACCGGTTTTAATAACACCAGGTCAACAACAATCTGCCTAATCGCGTGAGGGGGGACAATGTGAGGGGGGGGGGGGGCCTCTCCCCCCTGGCCCCCCCCCCCGCCGGGGCCGCCCCCACGACACGCGCCCCCCCTCCGCCCCCCCCCCCCCCGCCGCAGCCCATGCTCTGTGATTCTTCG